GAGCAAGGTGTCATCTTGTTGGTGTATTGCGTTACTTACTTCGTCTGCTGTTGCAATCGAGCCTACAAGTCCAATATTTAAAAAACCTAAACATCTACCAACTGCCGATGTTTCACAATTCTCAACTGCTGATGTTTTATTTATTTGACTGCTGCCGACAACTTCTTCTGCATGACCTGTGAAGAAACGCTCTGGCTTTTCAACGTCTGGTGTTGCTGTTGCTCTAAACATTATCTGATCATTCTCAATCTTTAAAAGTGTTGTCACAATCATCCCATTAGGATATAATTCGTGGAACAATTCAACACGTTCATCAACTGTGATGTATTCTTTACCATGTATTTTTACTGACATTAAATCACCTCTTTATAGTTTGGAAATGCTTTTTCAAATTTTGCATCTTGTTCTTCAATAGTTAAAGTTTTTTTATCTTTTTGACGTTTTGAGCTTTCGGTGTATTTAAATATTGCTCTGCGGATATTATTGTTTTTTTTAACTAATTTAGCTCGTTTTTTACGTTTAACTAATTGCATTATTAGTCCTCCTTAACTTCTAAAATTGTTGCTTTACAAGCATCGTATTCTGTATCACTATCTCCACTCTCATCGTACATATTTACATTACCTTTTATATGCGTTCTTGCTTTTTTACGAGCATCTGTTTTACTCGTAGCATCATCTACATAAATTTCTTTTGTTACATACATTGGTATTTTTACTGTAACTGTGTAATCCATTATTTTACCTCTTTTAATTTAACCACTCCGGTCAAGAAGAGAGAGATGACTACAAGGCAAGAGCCTTCGAAGTGGTTATTTCTTAAAATGTTACCGGCACTAAAATCGGTGCTTAAATCGACCACAGACGTATGCCTGTTGTATGAACGTGCCGGTAAATAATTTGATTTAATCGATTTAAGCATAACCAATTGTAATACTAAATAAGTTATAAAACAAACAAATAAAAAAACCCCCATACAAAGCGAATATGAGGGTTTTTAGGGTACTTTGGTATGTGTACTTTAAATTATGATTTTCCGTTTATACGTCCCTTTAGATATGCAAGGTCATCAGTAACATCATTTAACTCACGTACGATATCTTCACGATGTCGTTGGCTAATATCATCGGATTTGTTCCAACGATCTAACATTTTTAAGACAATAGATTCTACGTTTCCCATTTTAGTTTCAAGTTTTGCGTTGGCTTGACGTATATCATCTAAATCTTGGTTTTGCATTTTTTGGCTTTTTATTAGGTTCATAATCATCATTATAAATAAAAATACAATTACACCAATTGCTCCATACTCTGCGTATGTTTCCATCATTTTTTTAATCCTAACTTTTGCATTAAACTTTTATTTTCTTCTTCTAATTGTACTTTTGCTGATTGTAGTGATTTTATGTGTTCTTGCTCCATTCCTTCGACTGAAGCAGTTAAAACAACTATTTTATTTTCAAGATCATCTATTCTAATTTTATGATTAGCAAATCGCATCTGTGCTTGATACCAACTTCCTACTACAACACAAATAAGAAACCCGGCTTTTATTAACAGGGCTACGGATATGTGAATTTGACTGTCTGCGTTTAAACCTTTATTCATTTTTTATTAAACTCGTATATCATATAACCAAAGAATAGCATTGCAACTAATTGTGGTATAAAAAAATTGTCATTCATTTTTTATTTCCTTTGCAATTATTACATCTACAACAACAACAACAATTATTCTTCATCTTTATTCTTTTGTTTAGGTCTTGGTTTTGGTTTTCTATTGATTACAACGCTTTTAGTGTAAATGGGTTTTATGAAATCTTTTGTATCCCAATAGTTGTAATTATTTGTATTCCATCCTATTGCGTAGCTGTCTGGCATATAACGATATTTAAAAGCTGATGTACTGTAAACCTTAACTACTCTGCCGCTATCTGTATAAGTTATTGTTTGATAGGGTACAGGCTCATTATCATTCATTCCAATAAAAATACCGCAAATAATTCCAAACATAAATTCAATCATTATTTACTTCCATTATTAATACGCTGTGCATCTATATATAATTTATTAAAGTCCATTGCCACAGAATCCATCTGGTAATGAATTGTTTTTAATAAGCTATCTGTACGCCATTGCTCTTGAGCAAGTTCTGCTCTTGATTTGCCAACTCGTATATCTTCACAAGCAGACAAACTAAAAGCCAACACAATTAATCCTATTGTTAAAACTTTGAGAAAAGGCACAGATATTCGTATATGTATATGCTTCATTAAAATTCTTCTTCTACTGTTAATTTAATATTATAAATCTCTGGTGCGACTTGTGTCATATCTAATGAGTTGTTAGCAAATCGTCCAAATATATGCTCACTCTCTGCGTTATCGCCTTCAGAGTCTTTATCTATTGAAAAAATAAAAGGCAAGTGGTTTCCGTTTGTCATGTTCCAGACATCAGATACAAAGTTATCATCTGCTGCGATAATATCGTATTCATCTGGCATAATTTCTGTATTATTTAAAAAGCTAAATGACATATCATATATTATACGTCCACCATACATATCATAACTATTAGATGCGGTTGTAAACGGCGATTTAGACGTGCTTGTTGCTGTTCTACCAAACGACTTTAAATTGCTAAATCTTTGCCCACCATGTGATTCTTGTAAATCGTTTAATCTATTATACGATATCATTCTGGTAAGTTCTAAATCTGGTGCATGAGGCATATCAAAGTATTCGCCAATCATAATACAACCAACAAAGAAATCTGTACTGCCCCACGTTCCGTTTTCTGCTACGCCTGTATTGGTTGTGTTGCCTTCAAATTGAATTGCCCAATATCTTAACGTGTTTTCTGCAAAACGTATTATGGTGCTTCCATCGGTTGCCGGTTCAATTACAACATCTTTATCATCTGCGGCAGCAATTGTTGTATCTCCATTAACAACCTCAACCATAGTGTCATTTGTCCAAGCAATATCTGCTGTGTCAGCATTGCCACCATTTAACGCAGTTATATCAGATGCTTCGTTTCCGGCAAATACTCTTATTTTACCAACAGATGAAACTAAATTATGATTTAATATTGCAATATATGACTTTTTAAATGTGGTACTTTGTGTATCAATTGTAATTAAAACGTGTCCGTCTGTGTCTGCACTTGTATCAAACGTACATTTGTTTAAAGGATTCATATCAAAAAGTTCTGCTTCTGATCCTGTTGTAAAAGTTCCCATAAACTTATTAGATGCGTTTGTTGCAGTTACATCAAAGTTTCCGTTTTGTGCTACACCTCTACTCATTAAATAATTAAGTAGATCGGGATAAAATCTTGGTGTGCCTATGTTCATATTTGCCATTTAAATTCCTTAAACATCTACATCGCCAACTTGTATACATTCAATATCGGCTGACGTAATTGATTTACTTATATCTGTTATTATATAAAACTTGTTTGTGCTTCCGTCATTGACCTCTGTGCCGTAAATTTTTGGATTTGTAAAATTTGTAAAGTTTACAATATCACCAATTTCAAGATGATTATATTTTGGGCTGTTTGTTGAAAATCTTAAAATGTTTTTTCTACTTTTCATTAAATCTTTATATGCAGCAGCTAACTTTGTTGCTGTTGTGTCATCTATTATTTGACTTGCAAGAATTTCAATTGTAGCGGGTTGGTTAAAACCATTAACTGTTGAACCTTGAGAAGTTGAGTCGCTCGATGTTGTTTCAGACAATGTTTGCTTTGCTCCATAATCATAATTGTATTTAAAAACAATTTTATTCTTAACAAGACTTAACGCTGTCTTTGAAACTTTATTTAAATTAATATCATCAAAATTTATTGTTGCGTCAACAGACGAATAATCGCCAGATGCTCTTAATGTTTTGATTTTAAACTTTCCGTCACCACTCATAAACACATATGAAAAAGTTAGTTTTGCAAGTTTATTTACAAAGTCTTGTGAATCAATAAATTTAAATTGTGAAAAAGCAAACTTTATATCTGCAACTGCATCAACATATACTGAACCTAAATTTCCGTTAGTCGTATTACCAGAAGCATCAAAAGTTTCAACATCTATTTCAATCCCTGTTGTTGATGAATCAAGACCTAATTCGTCACGCAAAACGCTTTCAATAATATAAATAGGATTTTCAATCAAATCATTTGCAGCATAACCGGGATCAGCAGAACCACCATTTTCAGAATTTCTTGCGTTTGAATTTATCGTATCAATCCAAGCACCATACTTTCTGCCTTTTCCAGAATAATATACATAATCAATTTTTGCGGGAACTACGATTGAAGGTTGTATTACATACGTATAAAATTCTTGATAACCTTCATAACCAACTCTTTCGTTATCGTTTCGCATTCTTTGAGCGTATCTGTAACCTTCAAATATTTCTTCTTCTTGGTATTCAATAATGTTATCTAATGTAAAATCAACTCGTAAACCAGATTCATATATTTGTGCAGCATTATCATTGTTACCGCTTCCCGCATTCAATGTGTAAACAATAGAGCCTTCAAAATCCCATGCTTCTCTTTTTGCTGATGTGAAATAGCTTGAAGCATCTCGTTCTGTTTCTGCGTTTGTGACAGCGTTAGTTTCTGCGATTCCTGTTGAGCCAACTGTAATTGTAAAATTACCACTTGCACCTTCTGCTGTGAAATCTGTAACAGTTCCCCATTTTGTTAATAAATTTACGCCAGAGTATGTACCTAATTTATTAATCTTTGGAAATGCAAAAGTTAAACTTGTAACAGAATTGTTTGTTGTTGCTCCGTTTGCCAACCATTGTGCAACTGCCGAAAAAGAGCCATCTCCCACTCTTTCCTCGTTAGCTACTGATCCGCTTCCTGTTACTGATTCTGCTGCTAAATTAGACGTGCTTAATGGAAGATATACAGATGCCTCTTTGCCTCTAAAATCAATTAATGATTTACCATTATATGTTCCAGAAGTTGGAAGGCTTACTGCGTTATTAGCGTTTGTAAGTGTTGCATAGAAACCATCTATATAGGTATAAATATTCTCTGCATCTAATGTGTGTATTGCTTCATTATCTGCTAATGCTTTTGATTCTTGTCCTTGCACATCCCATTCATCTACAATAATTGCGGGAAATGCTCCTTTATAAAAATTATGCAACCTATCAAAATGACCTGTTGGAATAGTTCCAATATCTGTTTTAGCATGAAAATCACCAAATGCCATTGGTATAGGTTTCCCGGCATTTTTTATCTTTACTCCGCTATATGTTGATTCTGCAACTGTTGCTGTTGGCAGTCTTTTATGAAACTTTGTGCTGTTGTCTAATAATGATAAAACAATATTATTACGATCATAGTCCACTTCACCAGAAATAACACCTGTGCCAATCATTCGTGCCGGTGTGTCAAGGGTAGCTGTTTCGTTTGTATTTAAAAATAATTCCCATTTGCGATTTTCAAAGTTATTAGTTGCGAATAAATCGGTAAATCTTCCGCCTTTAATTGACTTATCATTGTTGAGCAATGTAACCGACATATTTGCAGTCGATGTTGTAAAGTTAAAAAAGTCTAATGATTGACGATACACGCCCCACGTTGCAACAATACCATAATAAATATCTGTTCCGTCTTGTCTGTGTCTGTCGCTTACGCCAACAAATGCAGATTCATCATTATAATATAGTTTAAGTACCCAAAATGCTGTTGTGTTTGAGTTTTTTAACGCATTAGTAAGGTCAGCATCAAACGATAACATCTATTTAGTAATCCTTGCTTGACCTGTCGATACTGCTTTGTTTATTGCGGGGATTATTGAGTTAGCTGCAAAATTACTATCTATAACACCCATACCACCAAAGTTTTGATTTATTGTTACATTTGGAGAGGGTGTTGCTTGTGTTGGTGATGCACCAAATAAAAATTTTAATCCAGTAGCTATAAATCCCATTGGCCCAGAAGTTGCAAATTGCATTGCTGCCATCGCCTCCTGAATGCCTTTTTGTATTTTCATTTGTGCAGTTATTAATATTTGTTGCGTTAACATTCTTTTAAAGGCATCTCCAACACTATCGCCCATAAGTGCAGACGTTGCTAAACTCGTTGCAGCTTGTGCAGTAAATTCCGCAAATCTTCGTGCTTCGTCTGCTGTTAATTGTACTGTTTCAATCATTTTTGAAGTGTTTACTGATGCATTTTTTAATTGTTGTGCTGCATCTTTTAATTCGTTTAGTACAGGTATTAAAAGTATACCAGATCGAGGAACATCGTTAATTAACTCTGTTAAGTCTTTTATACTTTGCTGTATTGTTAATAAATCACCACTACCGGCAATTTCTCTTGCTGTTGCTGCCATATCAGTCAAAATTTTTATATTATCTTTGCCAAGCGTTGCCAATTTTGTTTGATTAAATAAATCAGCAGATTTTTTTATAAACGAAGTAATTTTTTTAGTAGCACTAACAACTGCACCGCCAAACTCTGTTCCAAAGGTAATTGCAAGTTCTTCGGTAGCTGCTTTCATTACCTGTATATGGTCAGAAGCTGAAAGTGTTTCTGTTCCAAGCTGTCCTACTAAATTATTTGCTGAAGCCATTGCAGCATTTACAAACGCTTGTTTTCTTTCTTGATCTGATAATTGATTTACAGAAATTCCTAAAACTTCCGCATAATCTTCATTAGCTTTGTTTACGTCAACCATAATACCAAGATTATCAAGCATTAATTTTGATTGCCTTCCTAAACCTGTAACTAAAGATTCAACAGCAAAAGTTGTATCTTGTCCTAATGCTGAACCGAGCCGTTGTGCAACATCAAACATATCTGCCATTTGATCTTCTGAATCAGCAATACCCAAAAGCATAGCGTTATTAGCTTGTCGCATTAACTCCATTGAGGAAACTGTGCCGTCTGTTGCTCGTTGTAGTTTAGATAATGCCTGTGTAGAGAAACCAGATTGCGTTGCTAAATTTTTAAAACCTTTTTCTACTTTTTCAAATTGTCCCGCTAAAACAATCGATTTTTGTAAACCTGTTATTAATCCCCTAACTGCAAAAAAACCCGCACCCGCTTTTAACGCAGATTTACCTAAAGATTTAATGCTGTTATCGACACTACTAATATCTTGTTTGGCTTTTTTAGAACCGGGTGTTCTAATTTTAATATTTAAATTTTTATCAGCCATTTTCTTTTTTTGCCTTTTCTTGTGAACAAGCGTTTATTTCGTTATCTATAATTGTAAAACAATCTAATCTGTCAGATGAAATATTATCTAATTCACCAAGCGACACATTAAATCTGGTAACGTAATTGTATTCGGTAATCATCTGCATCATCCAATCCTCAATGAGAAGATTGCAATCTGCAAAAAATGGAAC